CATGATGTAGCAGGAACTGTTGTCCAATAATCTTTTCCAGGGTCATTTATATACTCATGAAATGTATCCATAACTGGAAGAGTATCTTCATGCATATTATCACCATAGTAAGCAATCATCTGCTTACCATTTCTCCAACTAGTAGCAGCTTGTTCATCAGGGTCAAAACTACATTCATTTGGTGCTGATTTAACTATATGACCACAACTAGCATGACTTTGAGATCCACCCAATTGTACCATAGTAGATGTAAAAGCTTCTGCACCAAAGAATCCTGCTCTAGCAGATATAAAAGTACCTGGATGTTGGTGAGCAGGAGTATGATTCATACCTAACTTTCTATTCAGCGTACTAATAGTAGCAAAGAAATCAGGATCACTAATAGTTTGTCCTGTATACTTACCAACCAAATTTACATTAGGATCAGGGAACAAGAAATCAATATCAGCATTAGCTGCTATCAAAGTTGGAACAACAACAGTAGCACCATAATCTTCTACTAGAGTAGAACAGACATTATACACATTTGATTGTCCATACTGATAAGTAGGATCACCAAGATATGCTTTCTCAAGATCAATCATACACCTATTAGTGAGATTGGGAAGAATAAATGTTCCTGTATAATTAGGAAACTCTCCTATCATACTTCCACCATAGGTGTCACCCAACTCAGAAGCAAGTAAAGGAAAATCTATTGCCTCCAACTCTTTACCATCACAAACTCTCCACCCCTTGGGAACATTTGCTGCGGTAAATCCCTCATTACCATCACCACCCCACGGTATTATAGTGCCGACACGAGCGGTTTTCATTGACTTTATGGTATTATAGAACTGTGCCATATGTTTATAACTCTGTTAGCCACCATCCACGCAAGTTAGATGGAATTGAAGATGCATTTGGATCACCAGCAGCATCACTTGGACCCACGTAAATTAGACCAAAGGATGCATTTCTTGTTTGAACAACAAGTTCACCACTATCCCAAGAAGTAGTCATTTGACCAGCACCAGCTTGAATCTTAGTACCAGTTCCATCACCTTGAATTGAAGTAGCAACATTATTAATCTTCAATGCCCTGATAACAAGACTTGCATTATATGATAGGTTACCACTAACTTCAACAAATCTAATCATATCACCAGTCTCAGCATCCTCAGGTAGATAAACAACTATGTTAGTTGCAGATGCTGTATTAATCAGATAATTATTATTCGCTTGTAGTGGTGCTGCCTGTGTCTGTCCAATACCAGTTAAAGACTGCTCAACATATGTATATCTACGTCCACCATTACGTGTCCAGTATCTACTAATACCAAAGGCATCAATAGAACTATCTTGATACATCTTGAAGTCTTTTGGTCCAACACTACCACTACCAGCAGATCCTAAGTTATCAATATGGAATATTTCAGCGGAGGAACTACCAGCAGCAGAAACCTGACCCTTAACATAAAGTTTAGTTCCTAACTCAGCACTACCATCAAATGAATATATTCTAGCGTTAACATCAGTAGTACATGTGCCGTTTGTTACGCAAGTACCATGCTGAATAATCAAATCACCTTTAGTTTGTAAAGGACCACCGATGAATAGACCCATGTAACCTGTTTCTTCATCCCTAACAGACTCATCACCATTGTGATCGTCATCGTTAGCTACGTTGAAGATAAGTGTCTTACCATCAGAACCATACATTCTGATGCTACCACTATTAATTACAATATCATCATTGACAGTTAGTTTACCACCACCAAAGAATCGTGCATGTACTCCATTAGCATTAAACTGACCTGTAGTTACATCATACCTAGTAGACTTAGAAAGTCTAATACCATATGCACTGTCAACATTACCATCAATAGAATCAGGATAGAACCACTCATTAGCACCATTATTAGTTTCCAATCTTAGATAATGTGTATAATCTAACTTATCAGGAACTATATCAGCATTGAGTAGATGTAACCTAATTCTTTCAGGAAGAGTGTTTGGACTCTCAACTTGTGACCTACCAGTAGCTGGAATAGATTCAAGAAGAACTGTCGTATTATCATACTTATGGATTCTTACAATTACTGCTCCAGCATTCCATGCTTGAACTGTAGTACCCTCTTGTCCTCTACCACCTGTAGGATATGTACCAGCAGGATATGCAGCATTGTATATGGTAGGTAGATAATCAATACCAGCACTGGTATAAGGATCATCAGTAATCCTTAGAATCTCAATTGCATTTTCTCCATCATAAATTGCAATTAGGTCATCCTTAACGAATGAATCCTTATTACTTGCAATAGCAATGGTATAATCAGTTGTTCCAAAAGCTGCAGATACAGTTGTTATTGGACCATCTGCCTGTTTAGTCTGTGGATCATGAACATATGAATGAACTGTAGTTGTACCATCATGAACTAATGGTGTAGAACCAAAGTATCCACCTTTAGCAAACACTTTACCATACCTACTACCAAGAACTGTATCACCACTACAAACACTGGTCTTGAATACATCTGTATGTCTATTCTTAAGAGTAAAGAAGTCATCAAGAGTAGAATCTACTGGAGGATAACGTCCAGTGATAGCACCACACTTACCTAGAATACTCAGAGAACCATTAACAGTCAATAATGAATCTGTATTACCATCACCAATAGTAACGTCACCAGTTACAGAGTCAACATCAAATACTGTTGTCTCAGAATTACTATCACATCCTTTCTTAACACGCAATTTCTTAGAAACTGCTTGAAGAACTGTAGTTAACTTGAAGATTTCACCTTCATCATCTACATTATCACCAGCTGGTGTACCATCATCACGTGAAAGAATAACATAATCACCAACATCAATTCCACCACCAAATTGTGCTAAATCAATCTGCTTCTGTCCACTAGTAGTATCAATAGCAGCAGTCAACCAAGTAGAATCATACTGTACAACACACTTAAAGATATCAGTTGTATCTGCATGTTGAGTACTTGTAGTAGTGTATGTTCCAAATGGTAGTCTCTTAACTACAATATAATATGGAGCAGTATTAATTCTTGGAAGAGAAACAATCTGAACAAATTCTGCATGAGTTGTTCCACTCTCTGCTGTATCAATAAGTAGAACATCCTGTTCAGCAAAATATGGGACACCAGCAGGATTTGCTGTTGTTATTTGATAATAAGGACTGTACTTAAGTGGTAGATAGAATTCTCCAGCAGGTAGATCAGGTAGTGAAGCAGAAGAAATGGCATTAGACCATGTAGCATCACCCCAATTACCAGCACCAGCAGTATCAACTCTGTTATAATCAGACTTACTAACAGTACCAGTTGGTGCAGTTAGTCTCAGAACATCAATAATATCTACGTTCTTATTATATAAATTATTGCCAAGAATACCAGTATCATGAGACATCATTGTCTTAGATCCTGCTTGCTTCCTATCAGCAGTGAAGGAGAAGTTATTCAACCCACCACACAATGTGATATCACCATTAGATCTAATGGTAGAATCAACAATTAAATTGTTTCTAACTGTAGTCTTACCACCCTGACCAGCAACAGTAATATCAGAAGCATTAGTAGCAAATTTAAGTATATTTGTTGCACTACTACCAGATAAGAATTCAACAGTACCAGAAGTAGATGTTAAATTAACTGTGTCATATAAACCTCGTCTAGTACCAAGTTGCATGTCACCAGCAATCTTGAGTGACTTAGTATCAATCTGAGTAAACGAGTCAGTTTCAGTACTGAGATAAGCACCACCAAGAGTTAATCTAGAAATATGAGCATTGGTGCCATCACCATCTGCTGTATCACCAATATTAATCCAACTCTTAGCAGCAGTATTACCAATTTGAATATCTTGAGTATCTGTCTGTACATTACCAATTTCAATGTTCTTAGCAGATCCAGCAACCAAGAGACCTCTTGTGCCACCAGTAGTATTAACATCATGACCACCAACAAATGAGGTGTCCATTAAGAAGTTAAACTGTCCTTCACCAACACTGGTTCTTATCTCAGCAGTGTTAGATGCACTAGGACCACCACCATTAACATCAATATCCTGTTCAAACTTAGCATCATTAGTAAACCTAGAAGTTCCATCAACAACTAAGTTTCTATCCAATTCTGTATTTGCTGTACCATCATCAGAAACATTAATACCAACACGTTCAGTCTGTGTATTAATACGGAATACTGCACTACCTCCAGGAGCTGTTGGTGTTTGAGTACCAACTAACAATGCATGTGGTTTAGCAGTAGATGCACCAGATGAATAGTTGATATCATAACCACTAATGAATGCATTACCAACTACATCAAGATTAGCATGTGGTGTTGTAGAACTATTAACAAATGCAGTCTTCCATGCATCTGTATTACGAGATCTAGCAACAGTATTAATACCAACTCTATAATCAGAGAATCCAGAACTCTTAGTACGTATTGCTTCAGAACCTAATACACCCCACTCCTTCCAAGAAGTATTGGAGTATTCCATGGTAGCAGTTGTTTCATCTGACCACAGTCTTGGGTTAGAGTTATCAACAGCACCTACATTGACATTGATATTGATTTTAATCCAATCATTATCTTCATTATAAGTAGACGCTTCAATATCATGGATTCCATTAAATGCTGGTTCACTGAATCCTGTAATTCTAATCCTACTTCCACTAGTAATCTTAGGAGTGAAGTTCTTATTAGCCTTAGCATTCTTCCAATTAATTCTGATGATAGAACTACCATCAAATTCCATGTTAAGAATAGCATCTGGTGAACCAGGAGTATTATCATCAAGAACTTCATATGTGTTAGCATAGATCCAACCAAGTGAACCTGAACTACCTACACTATCACCCTTAAGGAGCATATCACCAGGAAGTGGTGTTGGTCCTTGAGTACCATAACGAACTATTTGAATAGGATCAAAATACTCCTTAGCATTAGAACTTTGTGCAGGAGAAATATTTGATCCAGTAGTACCAACTACATGGTTCTGAATCTTATATCCTTGAGCAGCACCAAGAGAACCACGTGGGTTAAACTGGAATATAGATGCGGCAATCTTGTTCTTATAAAGTACAATATCACCTCTAGTCTCAAGATTCTTCTGTTGAGAAGACCTATCAAGAGTAGCATCTTCGCCAACAGGAGTAGCATTAGGATTAACAGAAGATATAATTGTTAATGCCTTATAATCCTTACTATCAAGAGTACTTAGAATATTGATAGAAACTGGAGAGTTAAATGTGTTTGGAAGTTTGCCCTCATCTCCACCATTAACTGTAATATTCTGGTTGAATGTTACAGGAGTATCAAATGTAGTAACTAGGTTACCAATTGCATCATCCTCATCAGCAGAATCAACAAGTGATGCAGACTCTAGGAATACTTCTTCACCAGTGATAGCATCAATCTTACGGTTACCAATGTATAGGTCACCATTAGAGTTAAGACCAGTGTAGAATACTAGACCACCATCTTGCTTCTTAGACTGAGCATAGAAGTCTTGAATTGGAGTTAGTAGAACTTCCTGTCTGATTGGCAAACCAGTTGAGTAGTTACCAGGACCGAAACCAAGGTATTCAAACGTATGGTTACCAGCACGTGCAATAGATGGACGGCGAAGTTCAACGTATAGTCTCTGATCAACAACAACTGTACTATCACCAGCAATAGGAATCTGACGATCCTCAGAACCAGAGGTAGCATTACCTTCTTGTGCTCTTAAACGATTAGCTCCTGTATAACTGTTAAGAGAAAGTGCAGGAGTTGCAAGGAAGTCAATCATTGCTTCCTTAGTTATTGATCCCTTGAAGTCATTGACTCTTACAAGACCATGAACATAGTTATCAGCAGCAGAGTATGTTGCAGGTGGATCAACGAAGTTAGGATCTAACTGTTTGAACCATACAGGATCATTCTTATAGTTTAATGGATAGAGTTTGCTGATTGGCTGAGAGAACTTCATATGTCTGAAGTTATCTTGGTTACCAGCACCTGTTGGGTATGGTGAAACATTACCACGAACAGCAGTAATATAGAAGATACCATCTTGCTGTTCAAAGATACGTTTCTGAATCTCTTCAACATCAAAGACGTAGAATGTATCGTCAATTTCTCCAACATCCTTCACAGAATCAATATAATATTGATTACCTTCACCATCATTAAGTGTATCACCTGGTGTCAGTGTATAAACTGGTGTACCAAGTTGTCTGTAATAGTACTCTGGATAACCCTTACGAATCATCTCTTTGAGATACAAAGACTTACCATAATCTGCATCAGCAAGTTGATCAGCAAATACTACAGCACTTAGTTGAGTCTGAGTAAACCTAGTATCTTCAAAAGCAGAATAATCAAGAGTACCAGAGATACCTTTAAGAATCAAATGCCATTCTGTAGTTCCAGGAACATTAAGAGCAGCATGAACATAACCACTACCCTTATCATTGCCATCCCATTCAACTTTAGTATTCTGATGATAACCATTAGTTGGTTGACCAGTATTAGCAATAAATGAACCACCTTGAGGTGCATTTACTTTAACTGTAACTAGAGTCTCATTCTTAAGAGCAGGTACATTTGGATCAATACCATGATCAAATACTGTCAACTCAAGAAGAGTATCACCACTAACACTATCAACAAAATACCTAGCAGATTGAATAGTTACTTGTACTTTAGAATCAGTTGTAACATACTGTTGATACTTGTAACCAGATCCTGTTAGATCTTTTCTATATGGATCATACTGCCAATCAAGATTCAGAGAGGTAGCACCACCAGGAGGATTAGCAAACGTTGCTGCATCCCAACCAAGAACTTCATTAGATTGACCACTATCAGAGGTATTATAGAACTTAGCATTTGTGGTAGGATTACCTGCCTGAGGCTTCAATACAATCTTCTGAGGCATGAGCTTTCTTGTCTCATCCTTCCTCATCTTAATTGTGAATCCATTCAGAGGATCACGAACAGACTTCAGATACTTAGGAATAACATAACGGAAACGATAGATACGATCTGTTGCTTCCCTCTCATCACTTAGACGTGTATACCATGTATCATTAGTCTTACTTTGTCCCGAAGCATCGTTGTATTCAACATCATGGAATCTCTTAAGGATTTCTTGTGATGTAGAAGGAGCACCATTTGAATTTGGTTCTACCTGAAGATACCACTTACCAAAGTAATTTTCACCAGGACCATAATCCACAGTAGGATCAAAACGCATTGGTGATGTACGCTTATCAGCAAATACCGAGAACCCTGCTCCCGAAGAGAATTCTATTTCTTGTTGTTGGTTAATAGCATCACTATGATTCCTATAAACCTTAAAGACCTTAGAACTAACATACCTAGCATAGAATACTTTATCTTCTCTTATTCTTCCGTTCTGAGCACCACCCCCTTGGAATGTAATGTTAGGATCACTCGCTGCTGTTCCACCTGGCTTAGGTAATACACCACCTTCATTTGCTCTAAAGAAGATCGGATGACCTTCAGGAACATTAGTCTTAGGTACGTCAAATATATGAGCAACATCAGTCTGTAGACCATTAGTTACTAATGTACAAGAATATTGATGAAGATCATACTTATCATCCAATGTGAATTGATAAAGATCAATCTCAACATCAGGATGAATACCTTCAACTTCAGCAGAATGTAAGTAGATACCAGCAGCAGCATTCTCTTTGCTACTTGCAAGCATCAATACATCTTGAGCATCACCATTAAATGATGTTGTTGTTGCATAGTCCTTAGGATACGTAGCCCTACCAGGAGCAATAATATAATACTTCTCATTAGTTTCAAATCCATTAGGAAGTCTTACATTACGCTTATCAACTGTAACACCATGCTTAGGACGTGGAACCAATCTTATAGGTGTTCCAGTCTCAAATTTGTGGGGATTATTTTGTACAGGCGGTTGTAATGATGGATCAACTATGGTCCATAGTGTTGCCCTAGTAGAAAGATTAGAAGACGATGCTGGTTCTGTTCTAGGAACACTGTTTAAACCAGATTGAATAATCGTATTGATGTTAGCAAAGTACTGACGAACAGCAGTTGCTTGTGTAACACACTCAGGATAAGTAGTATCCCTTCTAGCAGCATTTACAGCAGAATTGGAGAATGAAGAATCAATCGTTGGTCTATACTGAGTTGTATAAACACCTGTATTAGGAATGCCACCTGTTTCTGGCCAACTAAACCACAGATATGAATCAGATGTCGTAGTAATAGCATTTACTGATGGACCAAATTCAGTTCCAAATGGTATTTCAACCTTATCAATTGTATCTAGATATCCAGCAGTAGAGATAGTATTAGTAAGAATACCAAAGAGTGTAGTAATTGTAGAAGCAACATTCTGACAAGGACCATTAGAAATATTCCTTGTGATAGAATCAAGTGCTGATCCATTTGCTACTGTAGCAGTAACAATACCAAACAATGTATTGATAGTAGATCTAATACCCTCACACTTACCAGGAGAAATAGTTCTTGTAATTCCACCTACTTGTACTGCACCTGCAGATGCACTTACAAATGTATGAGCATATGCACCACCAGTAATAACACTATTAGCCAATGCACTAACAAATGTATGAGCATGTTGCTCATCAGCAGGAGAAACTCCAACATCTAATGTAATAGTAGTAGATGTTGCTGCTACAATATTAACAGCAGTATCATGTGCTGGATCTGTAGTTCTTGGATAAGTATGCTGAGTAGCATGATTATCTTTAGTACATGTAAATGTAACAGCATCAGGAAGTAACTTAATTGCAGTTTGAGGAGTCAAACTATGAGCACCAATTGTCAGTGTCATGTGACCACTAGCTGGATCATATGTTCCAGCAGTAGGAGTATAATCTACAGATGTATCTGCAAGACCAACATTAACAGTAATAGTATTATCAGTTACTGACTGAACCTCAACTGATTGACCATAGATAGGATCACTTGCACGTGGATATGTCTTCTGAGAAGTATTTCCATCCATTGTACAAGTAAATGTCAATGAATTATCTGCTATATTAACAAAACTCCCTACTTCCAAACTATGACCAGATCCAATAGTAAGAACTAAATCACCTGTCGCATGATCGTAAGTAGCAGTACTAACTGTCTTCGCAATACCAGCAAAACTCTCAGGATTACTGATAGCATTAATAACAATATCAGAAAGTGTATTGACTACAGATCTTACAGTCTCACACTTAGTAACAGACTGAGTACGATCAACACTCTGTAGTGATGATGGTGTTGATACAGTACTAGTTAATATTGAAATAAGAGTTTGAACTGTTGCTCTCTGATTAGGACACTTAGGACTATTAGTATCAGCAGTAATAGTATTATCAATTGATTGAGTTAAAGTAGTATGACCACCAATAGTAACTGTTTCATTTGTCATAACCTGAATGATCAGATCACGTACAGCATTGAATGCAAATACAGTTTCATTCTCATGTCCATTAGCATGTCCACCAGAGACATACATGTTAGCAGTATCCCATACCCTATCGTTACCACCATAAGCAAGGTTATGTGCAACAACATCAACTACATCCTTAATATCATCAAGACAATCATCAGTAGTATATCCTATAGCAGGAGTATAGTTGGAATACTGTGCAAGCATCCTTCCCAGTGCAATTTCTGCCACGAAATTTTTGTTGGCATCAATCAAATTCTTAGCATCAGCTACCTTATTATCTTGAGGTGTTTGAGGCGCAGTTGTAACAGTAGTATCATACCACTGAGTCTTGCCATGTGATCCAGTAAGAAGAACTTTTTCATTCCTAATTATTTGAACCATTAAGTCACGAGCAGCATTAAATGCTTGAATTGTCTGCTCCTCTTCACCAACAACATGAGCACCTGTTACAAACAGGTTCGCCATATCCCATACTCTATCATTACCACCAAATCCTACGTTATGAGCAATCTCAAGAACAAAGTCTTTAATGTCATCTCTACAATCCTGTGAATTTCCAGTTGGAGGAGTGAACCCACTATTGGTAAGAATCATCCGTGAGTATGCTTCATGAGCAATTAGATCAGCATTATTAAGAATTAGATTATATGCATCACCATTCTTATCTACTGGTGCATCAGGAGTATCAGCAGTAATTGTAGTGTCATATATCTGAGGCAATCCATGAGAACCAATGGATAGAATCTTCTGATTCCTAATGACTTGACCAGCCATTTGCTTGGCATGTTCAAATACTACATTAGTCTCTGTTCCTTCACCACCAACTTCAATCTGCTTAGATGCACTAACAAATGTATGTGCTCCAACAGTGTTATCATTAGCAGGTCCAACATTAATTGTAATTGTTGTGGAACTTACAGCAGTAATGACAGGATCATAAGACGCAATTGGGTCTGTTGCTCTAGGATATGAGTGGTTAGTTGCATTACTATCTTTGGCACATGTAAATACCAATGCATTCTGTGGAATCTTAACTCTATCACCAATACTATTACTATGAGTACCAATGGTCAATGTCATGACACCACTAACAGGAGTATAGGTAGCAGCAGTAACTGTCTTACTTACACCAGCAACATGGTTACCAGTCTTATATGAGTATGCAGCATCCCATGTCTTATCATTACCACCATACGCTACGTTATCTGCAATTGCTTCAAGTAGATCTACAACGTCATCAACACAATCTTGATTATGATAAGCATTACTACCACCAATAGAGAATACTTTATGTACTGAATTAGTAGCAGAACTTACCCAAGCATGTGTATAACCACCACCAGAAGTAACAGCTCCTGTTGTAGCACTTTGGAATGCATGAGCATAACGATCTGCAGCTGCAGCAACGCCAACATTAATAGTGATAGTTCCTGCTTGCTTCAGAATACCACCAGTAGATCCTCTCTTAAATGTATGAGCAGAACTTGGTTGATGCTTAACACAATTTGGAGTTCCAGAAACCCATGTATGAACTGACTGTGGTACAAATTCTACAGCATCAGCAATAGCACTTACAAATGTATGTGCATACTGATTATTAGTATCAGCATCAAATCCTACATCAACTTTAATAATTCCTGTCTGTTTCTTAATTCCATTAGGAAGAGCACTGGAGAATACATGAGCTGAAATATTAGAAGACTTACCAACATTAACAGTGAAATCATTCGCTGTAGTACTTCTAACCTGCAACCAATTTCCACTTGGATGATCAAATCCAACACGAGGATATGGATGCACAGTAGCATCACTATCTAAAGCACATGTAAATGATAGAGATTCATCAACAACCTGAATATAATCTCCACCAGAAGTAATAGATCCAGTAGCAATAGCTGTACATGTATGATCAAATACATTACCAGCAGATCCAAAGTTCACAAATACATCAAATGTACTCTGAGTTACATTACTAACAACTAACTCTTCATTGCTTGCAGGGTCTGTTGCTCTAGGATATGTGTGAGTAGAACCATGATTATCCTTAGCACATGTAAATGATAGTGAGTTGTCCTTAATCCTAATATACTCACCATTTTGTAGACCATGATTAGGAATATTGATGGTCAATACACCCGTAACAGCGTTATATGTTGTACCAGCAACTAGTGGAGTAAATTCTTGTGGTCCTGCAAATCCATGACTAGAAACTGCAATTGTCAAATCACCAGTTGTTGGATTATATACAGCACCCGTTGCTGTATGAGATGTTGACCCCACCTCTTTAATTTCTAATGACTTACCAGCATATGGATCAACACCAGGACGTGGATACGTATGATTGGTTGTGTTACCATCCTTAGCACAACTGAAGGATAGTGAATTATCCTTAAGAACAACATTAGATCCAGCACGAAGACCATGCTGACCAATATTCAATTCAAGATCACCAGTTGTCTGACTATATGTTGCAGCAGTTGGTTGGTAATACTTATTATTACCTGCATTTCCAACATTAACTGTTACAGTAGTTGCTGTCTTATTAACAATATGAAGAGATCTTGATGAAGCATAATCATCACTATTATCCCTAACAGTAATACCATTAGCAGTAGCAGATACAAAAGTATGAGCAGTTACATTAGTAGAAGGAGCAGCAGCAGTAACAAATATATCAAATGTATTTGTAGTTACATTAGAAACTTCTATCCAATTACCACTAACAGGGTCTGTAGATCTTGGATAAGAATGATCACCAGCACCATGTGTACAACTAAACGTTAATGAATCATCAGATACTTTAACAAAATCTCCATTATTCAATCCATGTGTATTACTATTAATAGTAACAATACCAGTTGTTGGATTGTATGTTGTTCCTGCTGTTGCAGTAATACTATTCGTAGCTGGACGTGGATATGTCTTAGTAGAATCATTCCCATCCATAGTACATGTGAATGACAACGAATTGTCATCAATAACAATACCTTCACCAACCTCTAAAGTATGTGTTCCAATAGTTAATGTTAACTCTCCACTTGCAGCATCATAAGAACCAGATGTAGGAGTATAAGATGAATTAGGTCCAGCAGGTCCAACATTAACTATAAATGTATTAACTGTGACATCAGAAATTGTTAACCAATTTCCAGATGATGGATCCGTTTCTCTGGGGTAGTTATGCTCACTAGCATTACTATCCATAGCACAAGTAAAGGTTAACCCACCATCAGCAATCTGTACCTTATCTCCATTAGCAAATCCATGGTTAGGAACAGTAATCTCAATAATACCATTATCAGCATTATAGTCAGCGCCTGTTGCTGTATGATAAGAAGCACCTACATCCTTAATCTCTATGGAAGTTCCAGCAAATGGATCAGTTCCTGCACGAGGATAAGTTTTTGTAGAAACAAAGTTATCCTTAGCACACTTAAATGATAGTGAATCATCTGCTAACCTAATACTAGTTCCCCTCTTAAGATTATGAGAACCAATGGTAAGTACCATATCACCAGTATTAGGATCATAATCAGCCCAAGATACATCATGACTAACATTAATTGTCTTACCAACATCAATAGTTACAGTATCTGATGTTGCTGCTGAAATTGGAAGTACAGAATTAGCAGCAGGATCACCAATACGAGGATATGCATGGTTAGATGCATTACTATCCATATCACATGTGAATAAGAATGCGCCATAATCAAATCTAACTTGATCTATCGCTCTCTTCAATCCTTGTCCAACAGCACTCACGAATGTGTGTGCATAATCTCCACCAGTAGCTACAATGGCTCGTGTAATACCATTAGCAGATGCAGATACGAAAGTATGAGCATAATCACCACCAGTACTAACAGCGTTAGCAGCAGCAGAAACAAATGTATGAGCAAAAGTGTTTAGAGAAGGTATATTTGCACTTAAAACTTGAACAGTAATAGTTGTTGCACTAACTGCAATAATATCTACAGCAATATCAGATATAGGATCTGAAGAACGTGGATATGTATGATTGGTAGCATGATTATCCTGAGCACAAGTAAATGTCAGAGAATTATCTGCAATCTTAATAGAATCTCCAATAGCATGATTATGAGTACCAATGGTCATCTCCATGATGCCAGTGATAGGATTATAATCAATATTACTAGGAGTATATTGTAGTAATGGTGATGCACCAACATTAACTTGGAAGCTGTCAGTAGTTACATTACTAATTTCCACCCAACTGTTACTTACTGGGTCAGATGAACGGGGATATGTCTTCTGAGAAGTATTTCCGTCCAATGCACATGTCATTGTGATGGAGCTATTTGCAATCTTTACTCTATCTCCATTAGACAATCCATGAGCAGCAGATGTAATTACCAACGCACCAGTAGAAGCAGTATAAGCAGCATTAGTTGCTGTTAACTTATCACTTACACCCACAAAAGTATGTGCTGTAGTATTAGTAGATGGTATTGTTGAAAGAACCTGTACTGTAATAGTATCAGCAGTTACCGACTCAACCGCAAATCCTTTATTGTAGAATGGATCAGTAGTTCTTGGGTAATATTTTGTTGTAGCATTACTATCCTCAACACATGTAAATGCTAAAGATTCTGGTGTAATTCTAACATTGGTTCCAGCACTCAACCCATGATTACCAACCGTCAAGGTCATCAAACCTGTTGCAGGATCGTAAGTAGAAGCAGTAGGACTATATGAAACTACTGGGGATTTACCAACATTAACATCAAATGTATTTGTAGTTACATTAGAAATCTCCAACCACTTCTTGCTAACAGGATCTGAAGCTCTTGGATATGTGTGGTTAGTAGCACCACTATCCATAGAGCAAGTAAAGGTTAAAGAATTATCTTCAAACTTAATCTTTTCTCCATTAGCAAATCCATGATTAGCAATAGTTACCGTAATTACTCCAGTTGATGGAATATAAGAAGCGGAACTAACAGTGAAACTATCAGCAGGAGTTAAACCATGACCAGTCATAGTAACTACTAATTGACCAGTACTAGATGTATAGACTGCTCCTGTTGGAGTAAACTGTTGAGTTGAGGAAGTAAGAACCATTCTCTCAACAGACTCATGTGCAATTAGATTCTTATTAGCAAGGATTAGATTCTTAGCATCTCCATTACGATCATTAACTAACTCCCCATCCATAGAAGTGATAGGATCAGTAGCAGTAACACTAGATTGTGTTAGACCATGTGTACCATAGATGAATACATTCTCCTTACGCATGACTTGAATAGCCATGTCTTTACAGTAATTGAATGCACGAATAGTCTCATCTTTCTTCGCTGCTAGATCTGTAACAGAACCACTATCATAATAATATGCAGCATCCCATGTGTCAGCGTTACCACCGTAACCTGTATTCTCAGAGATAGCATCAATTGCTTTCTCTAGGTCATCAATACACTTTGCTTTACCTGTAACAGTAGTATATCCTGTAGAAGGAGTATAATTAGGGAAGTCAAGAAGCATTCTTTCATATGCTTCAGTTGCAATAAATGTCTTGTTAGCAAGGATTAATTCACGAGCATTACCATGACGATTAGAAAATACTTGCTTTACAGTAGAAGTAGCTTGTTGTCCTAATTCAATTGTTGTTGAGTCAACAATACGCTTAACAAACGTATTAGCAGGAATAACAGCATTAGGTGATGTAGCACCTGCACTCAATTCGTTATCTGTAAAATCAGAAGGAGTATAATCAGCAACCAACATACCTGGAACAATACCAGTGCTGTCACCAACTTTAATGATAGCATTACCAGCAGTTGTCTCTACACCTTTACGATAATATGAGAAATTACGTAGTGATGCTACTGCCAAATCTCTAGCATAATCGTACCCTTCTAGGGTCTCTGCTTTCTCTCCATCAATATAACTTAGATTACTATTTCCACCTGACTGAACATAATAGGATTCAGCAGCTTGAATAGTATTGATGTTACCACCAAGTCTTAAATCTTGTACTGTGGCATCAAGAAGATATCCAATGTCACGACGACACTTAACAATATCAATACCACCTTTAACTAGAAGTGCTGGATACTTAGAAGTAATATATCCATATGCTTCATAAGCAATAAAGTCTCTGTTTGCTTCAATTAGATTAGCAGCATCAAGATCTTTATTATTAACTGTTACACCAGTAGGGTTAAGAATACCAGGAGTTGCAGTATACTTCTGGAATCCATTAGGACTTACAGTAGCAGAAAACTCATTAGGATCACCAGCATTATTTGGTGTTAACTTAACGAAGATCTTTTCATCAGACTTCGCACCAATACGAAATCCACCAATAGTCGCTGCAGGACGCTTAGTAGGATTATATGCATCATCATCGCCAAGATATAGTTTGGTGTGATTAGATTGATCATTAGATGCCTGAATATCTAATGTATAGTAAGATTGTTTCTTAGTATTTCCAGAAGTTTCTGGAACAATACCAGGAGGAATAATTGCATCAATATATCCACCCTTATCTTGGTTAAAGGCATAACCTTTATAACCTTTAGCATGTAAAGAGGTATTACCGAAGTTACTGTTAGAGTTGGTGATACTCATATCACCACCACTTTCCATTAGGAAGTGATCAGCAAAACCAACAGCGAAGATACTAACACACTGAATGAATGAATCATCCGAAGCACGAACGTGGAAGTTTCTCCAGTCATCCTTCCAAAATGCATCACCCTTAGTATGATATGCTACCGTAGCAAATGCATCCTTCAGAGATGCTTGGTTAAATGTATTGGTATACTCATCATACCTGATGAACGCTCTATCATCCTTCTGTAGAGACACACCAGTGTACTGAGCGATAACCATTGATTTGAAACCAGTGGCTTTCAAACCATTTGCCCAAATACCACAAATACCCCATGTTGAACGGATGGAGCAGTTGAATACGTATGGAGATGCAGATTCTACCGAGTCAACTTCTGCCTTAACAGCAGCATTTTGTCCAAGTGCAACTGGAGTAGAATTTACTTCATATGTGGTTCCAGCAATAAGACTAGTAGTAGTTCCTAAAGAAGATACTACACCTTGAATACGATACCTGAATACTCTAGGATCAGTCTGATCAATCTCATCAATAGAGAATGTTCCATTTACTTCATCATCAAGAGCATTATTCTCAATAGCAATGAACTGGTTCTTAAAGTAACCATGATTAACCTTAGTTGTTACTTCTACTTGAGTAGTAGATGGTGGCAATCCAGCTATTGTTGTACTATCATCTAATTTAATACTTTCAATAGAACGAATATCAGAGAGAGGACCAACAATCCTTGTCTCTTGAATTCTATCACCAAATTCATTTGGATTATCAATATTTGGTTGATACTGAGAGAATGCCTTAGCAATCTTCCTATAATACAGACCTAACTCTTCTTTATCTGCATATTCAAATACAGTCAGTTTATGGTGAGAGAAATTAGGAATCTCTAACTTATCACTACCCCAATCATTAGTACCAGGAGCAGGTGTCTGATTATAAACCTTACCAACACCCTCAGTAGTATCATACAATGGTGATGAAGGCTCAAGATCACCATCTCTAATGGTCATCTGCCAGAAGTAACAACCACCTGTTACATTAAAGATAGCAGACCTTTTCTCTAATCTATCAGCAGGATCAGGAACAAATAGTGGATGTAAAGACGTTCTACGTAAGTCATAACCAATCATTGACGAACCACGAGGGATAATGGCTCCACCCTCAGTGTTATTAAACTTGTACAGACAATTATCAGGATCTCCAATATCTAAGTTGGAGTTATCAGTCCACTCACTAAGTGCTTGATCAAACGCAAAAGCATCAATGCCATCAGGACTCAAAATACCAGGACGGTTATCAATATAGTGTTTACCAGGCATCAGCATGATGGTAAACTGGTCAAACCTATCGTTATCGGTTCCTGGTAGGTATGAATACCTTGCGATTTCTATAAACGCTCTCTGAATAGATTTAAACGGTCTAACAGGAGAGTTACCCCTATTATTCAGTTCATCCGTTGCGTTGAAATCATCAGGTGAAACATACAAATACTTACCAGTTTTTGAACTAATAAGGTTATCAAGTCTTGTCAATGCCATATCTGCTCACGTAGATGTTTAATCTGTGCTCAGATTATTTATACAAGTAAAACCTGTAATATGACTTAGGTTCTAAAAAACTCCCAAGGCAGGATTTGAACCTGCGACCGAGTGATTAACAGTCACCTGCTCTGCCGCTGAGCTACTTGGGATTGTGAGACGGGGTATACGGGATTTGAACCCGTGATCTC